TGATTTCTAAAAACGATCCCGAGCGCAGCATACTAACTTTTCGGCTATGGTTGTCTGGGACATGCGGATATAATCTACATGTTGTGCCGTCAAAATCGAAAGTGGCTGATCAATTTTGCCAATTATATGGTGATTTGATAAAAGAGTTATCAGATAATTCTGAATTATTCGATACTAAATTTAACAGGTTTATGAAACGAATATGAAAATATTGCCAGACATTGAACACTATCTTGAATTTATCGGCGGAGCAAAAGATGCTAACGGTAAAACGATATCGTGGTTTTGTCCAACGCCAGTTATTCAACTTGCCAGCTACGATACCAAGTTTATTGAAAGCATCAACGAGCAAATACAACAGCAAACGCCAATGTCAGATAGGCAAGCTGCTCTTGCCGAAAAGCTGATCAAGAACTACGAGCGGCAGTTAAAGAAACTTGGCATCGCCCAACCAGACCACAAAAAATACAGATACGGCCAGCGTGTAGTTGACCGCAGTTCAAGTCTGACGCTGTCAAAAGACGAAGATGTCTTACGGTTTAAGTTTCCGTTTGACAACAAAATGATCAACGATATTAAACTGTTTCTCAAAGACTCGCAAGGCAAAGTGGCATGGAACAAAGACACTAAATCGTGGGAGTTTGCGGTCACAGAATACAATGTAAGCTGGGTTGCAGCGTATGCTAAAATGAAGAGCATTTGCCTTGACAAAGAAACGCAAGAGCTGTTTGAACTGATCACAGCAGCAGAACGCGAACCGTACAAGATTGAGTTGAGTGTGGAAAATGGGCAATGTGTTATCTCTAATGCTCCTGACTCTATGTTGGAATATATTGAGAAGAATATTGACTCGACCAACCTGTACGAGATGGTAGATAACGCTGGCGTGCTAGGCTACACGGTGAGTGACGAGATTAAAGAAATCTTTGCTCAAACACATTCACCATCTTTTGTCAAGTTATGTGAGCAACGCACTATTGAAGCTAATCCAAACGACACGGATTTGACGGAGATATTGGAATGGGCCAAAGCAGTAGGCCGCACGCCGATTATGGTGTACAATCCGAACTACACACGAACGACAATGGACGCATACAAAAACGCATTCGGTGAAGATCAGATTCAGATTGTTGGGACAGGCGATCCAGTCGAATCGGTTGACTTTACTAAGCAGCTCATTTATACTAATAAAATACTGCCACTGCCCGAAGGTATGCGTTTCCCGTTGCTCATTACTTATGCAAATCTGATGCACGGATCGACGAAGCGCAGTCTTTTGACACAGAGCGACAAAATAGTATATTACTGCGAGACTTTGCCTAAACGATGACAACCTGCACAATAGTTATAGCTGATGAAACCAACTGTAAGATTACTAACTTAGATTTATCAACCAGAAAGAAACTGGTCAATAAGTTCAAGTATGAGATACCGGGTGCAAGATTTACACCTGCGTGTAAGCTTGGCCGTTGGGACGGGTGCAAGAATTTTGCCCAGTTAGGTGGATCAACTTACATTAATCTACTGCCAGAAATCTTACCTATGTTAGATTCAGATGGGTATGATATTGAGGTTGACGATCAACGAACCTACAGTACAAGCTTTGAGTTTGAAGAAGTAGATGAACAAAGCTATGCACACCTGTCTTGGCCTAAAGGTCACAGATTTGAAAATCAACCTATTGAACTCCGTGATGATCAAGTTGAAGCGATAAACACCTTCCTAACAAATACACAGAGCATCCAATGTTTAGCGACTGGCTTTGGTAAGACATTGCTAACAGCAGTGCTGAGTCACAAATGTGAACCATACGGGCGCACTGTAGTTGTTGTGCCAAGTAAGGACCTAGTCAAGCAAACTGAGGCTGACTATTTGAACATGGGTCTTGATGTTGGTGTATTTTACGGCGACAGAAAAGAATACAATAAGACACATACCATTTGCACCTGGCAGAGTTTGAACTCAATGTTCAAGGCAACCAAGAGCGGTGAGGCACCAATACCGTTTGGCGACTTCATTGATGGTGTGGTATGCATTATGATTGATGAAGCACATGGGCTAAAAGCAGATGCATTGCTATCAATGATGACTGGTCCAATGTCACGCATACCAATCCGCTGGGGCATTACGGGGACCATTCCTAAGGAAATGTTTGAAAAACGATCGTTGCAAGTCACGATTGGTGAAGTAGTAGGAACAGTAAGAGCAAGTGACCTCCAAGACAAGGGTATACTGGCTAACTGTCATGTCCATATTAAACAGCTCGTTGACTCCACTGAATACAAATACTATCAAGACGAGCTTAAATACTTATTAGAGACTAAAGAACGTCTAACTCATATCGCATCAATGATTCAAAATATAAGTGCAAGTGGTAATACGCTGGTACTTATTGATCGAGTTGAGCCGGGCAAGGCATTAGCAGCAGAGATACCTGGTGCAGTGTTCCTTAGTGGATCTACAAAGTCTAAGGACAGGAAGGAACAATATGACACCATTGCGATTACTGATAACGGCATTACGATATGTACTTACGGGATTGCAGCTATTGGTATCAACGTGCCTCGTGTTTTTAATCTTGTGCTTATTGAGCCTGGCAAGTCTTTTGTACGTGTCATCCAATCTATTGGCCGAGGTATCCGAATGGCTGAAGACAAAGACTTTGTCGACATCTACGACATCACCTCAACCTGCAAGTTCGCAAAACGACATTTAACAAAGCGCAAAGCCTTCTACACAGAAGCAAACTATCCGTACACAGTGACAAAAGTGCAGTGGCAATAATTAAGCAAAAGGAATCACATGAGTCAAATGCTCCAAAAAGGTCGTTTTAGAATACGTAACGGCAAAAATATACGAGAACAGAATAAGGTAAAGCGCAATCTGACATCTAACTGGCGCCGCAAACGCAATCCAAAGCGCCGCATTAAACTGTTTGAGTTTAGTGGATATAACCCATTTAAAATGAAGTTCCACTGGCCTGGTGACAAGCGTATGCAAATGTATGCTAGGAGAAAACGATTAAAAAAATGGCTACCAGTCACTAGATTTATGGATAGGTACAAGGATGACTTATTAGCTCTTGACATGTATAGTTATAAAGCTGTAGAAGATAGCTTTTTTGGATTTTACAATGATTGGCCAAGATCGTATTTTGACACAAGATGGAGTATACGGTATCCAGAAAAAGAATATGCTTTACAAATCGCAGAATTACAGCAAACGATAACTCAGTTTAACAATGACATAAGTAAATTTTTTCTAGGTGGTGATAAAAAATTTAATGCACTTGTAGAGTCTCTTGGGGTAGACGTTATTAAAGAACGAGCACAAAAAACTATTAAGCATTGGGAGTTCCAAATCAAGGTACTAGAAGATAAACTTAAAGGAAGCACATGAGAATTTTAACATTAGAAAATAAATCGTATGAGATGACAGAGATACCTGATGAGGTAGAGGACTTGCGTTTCTGTGTCTTTGATAACAGCAACCCTAAGGAGCCTGACTATTTCTTCATACCACTCATCTTCCTGGAAAGTTTTAACAGTCCAGCATTGGTGTTGAAGATTGGTGACGATGTCATTCGTATGCCAGTGGATTGGCAAATACTCATTGGAGAACCTGACCTTGGTGATTTGGAAGTGGTACCATTGACAAGTATCAATGACCGCGGGTTTAATGTATTTACATTTAATCCAATAGAAGGCTTTAGCCCAGTGTTTAAGCCAGTGGAAGTGATCGACATTTATCAAGATGTCAAATGGTATTTTCCCAAACTAAAGCCCGGTCAAATGTTAGCCATCCCATTGAAGGAAAACGCTGACAAGCCGCTGTGCGCTTTCTTTGTGAAAGACATCTCAAGACAGAGCGAAGTAGTAAACTATGCGCTCGCTTGGTGAGATTAGGCCATATATCGACGGCCCGTTATTGGGTCGGTGTGTATCTTTTTGCCCTTTTTAGAAGCAGATAATTTTGCTTTGGCTTCGTTAGACATTGGTCCAGTTTTTTTACCGAGTAATGCGGCTGAAATTTTACGCTTGCGCTCATCTGAGCACGGGGGTTTTTTAAGCCCAGTTTGGGCCGCTACTATTTTAGCTCGCCAATCAGCATCAATGATTCGCTTCTTACCGATTTTAGATTTAGCAATTTTTAGTTTCGCCTCTTCAGTATGTTTTGGTCCGGGGATTCCCTTTTTGGCAGCACTAATGCGGGACCGCGACTCGTCAGATAAATTTTGCTTGGACAAACGTATTTTTTCTTTCCGCTCCTTACTACAAGGGACACCATAAGAAGGATTATTAGCACCAGTCGTAGCAGCAGATATTTTCTTTTTGGTTTCCTCGGTATGGTTTCTCTTACTAGATTTAATTGTCGCAAATGCTCTTGAGGTTAGTTTATACTTATCTTTATGTCCCATTAAAAATAGAGCGTGTTTCATTTTATATTTTTGATCACCGTGTAGCATTTTAACTAGCAGCCTATGACATAAAATATGTTCGCGAAGAGTTAAATAAACTAAGTTGCTGTCCTCATTGGTGCCGCCAATTGATTTTGGTATGATATGATGCCGCTCCTTTTTAATTTCTGATAAAAGAACTCTTGACTTAGCAGCATTTACTATGTTATAGTAATATTTGGTATATTTAGTAGTATTGAACATAATAGTATTTATACAAAACTCTGGTAATGGAAAATAATGGATAAACTAAGCGTTCAAAATGAAATGGCAATGCTTGACGGGAAGCATCGTGAGTTCTACGATGAGCTGACTGATGAGGAGAAGAAAAAGTTTTCTACATTTCTTATGATACGGTATGGATCAAGTGTCACAGGTAGCGAAGAGCTCCAAGCATATTACTTGACAGCAACCAATCTTAGATTGAATAGAAACTATTTCGCTATCCCTAAGAAGCACGACAAGCTAAACTGGTTGGCAGCAACTACCATATCACCAGGGATGGGTAATCAACGTCATCAATGGATTGGGCTGAAGAAAAAAGAAGGCAGCAGCTCTAAGGTAAATAAATTTCTGCAGAAGCTGTATCCAGAAGCAAAGCAGGATGATTTGAATTTACTTGCTGCGATTAACGATCTTAAAGCATGTAAAGAACATGCTAAGGAAATGGGATGGACGCCGGAGCAGATCAAGAAAGAGCTGGGTTAGCACCCGTGACTGATCAAAAATATACTTGCCAATATTGTGGTAAGTCGTTTCGTCGCGAGTCTACTCTAGCGTGTCATTGCTGTGAGACAAAGCGTCGCTGGCAGCAAGAGAAAGAAGTTGGAGTTCAACTAGGGCTACGGGCTTACTTACGCTTCTATGAACTGACACAAGGTAGTTCTAAGACAAAAACTTATACTGACTTTGTAGCATCTCCGTATTACTCAGCGTTTGTAAAGTTTGGCCAATACCAAGTTTCTATTCGTTGTATCAATACACAAATGTTCACAGACTTCCTTATTAAACAAAATAAGAAGTTGGACCAGTGGACTAAAGAAGCTTTCTATGATGAATACTTATTTGACTACTTACGCAAAGAGCATCCCAATGACGCATTAGAACGGTCGTTTAGTGAGATGCAACGCTGGGCAGATGAGACAGATAAGCAGTTCAACAATATCTTCCGTGAGTGCAGTTTGAATAAGCTATGTCAGATGATTACTAACGGCCGTATATCACCCTGGATCATCTTCAACTGTGATAGTGGTATTGCCAGTCTAGCATCAATGAGCACTGAGCAAGTGGATATGGTAATCAAATACATTGATCCAGACTACTGGCAACGCCGCTTTAAAGACTATGTGGCAGACACTGAACTGATTAAAGAAGTATTGACAGAAGCTCAAGTATGACTACAATCAATCTTGGTGAACTTGAGGGAACCGCATCACAGATACGGTTAGCAATAGAAGTGGGTGACTGGTGCACTGAACACGGATTAGCCTTTAATAATGATTATGATTGGACTTTTGTTGACGGTTTCTGCGTTAGATTTTATGACCATTGCGAAGATATGTCAACACTATTTGCACTAAGGTGGGTTAAATAATGGATAATGCGAGTAATAGTTATTCAAATCCCTGGCAACACTTCTGTCGTATTCAAGAAGGTAATAGAGATGTCTGAGTGGCTTAAAGAGCAAGGGTTAACACATATCAAGCATTATGATTACGCAATCTTCTACTCATATCACGAAGCACATTTTAGATTTTATGATGAGCATGAAAGCATGGGATCATTGTTTGCTTTAAAATGGGCACCAATATGAGAGTTATTTGTATCAACGCACCTAACCAACGAGCAAAGTCAATGTCAGCACGGGCACTGGAGATGTCTGCTTGGTGCAAAGAGCAAGGGCTAACACACGCTAAAGATTACGACTACGCAATCTTCCATTCACATCAGCAAATCCATTTTAGATTTTTTAACGAGCATGAAAGTTTGGGTTCACTGTTCGCAATGAAGTGGAGTTGTCAAAGTGAGTGAAGAATACATAGATGTTCCACACAAGTTTCCAAGTAGCATACTAACTGAGATGGGAGTATGGTTAGATGAACATATGCCCAATCCACCAATTAATACTGACGAGCCAAAACGTTGGATGCTGGGGGTGTCGCATGGTGGAAGATTTGGAATACGGTTTTACAATGAATGGGACGCGACGATGTTTTGCTTACGCTGGGGAGGCAATGATGGCAGGG